AGGTACTCAGCCATACGGGCTTCAATTTCCATGCTCATGTTCTTGAGCATTTCGACGGTTTCCTTGTCCGTCTTTTCAATGTCGATGTCTTTCAAAAAATCAATCATTGCTTTTCATTTTAATGTTTCCGAATAATTTTATTTTTTTTGTGTCGGCTTTGACTTCTTCAAGTGGTTTTTCCGGCTTGAATTGTCCCAGTGACAACGCTTTTGCTATAATTGTCTGAATCTCCTCCTTCTTGCCGATTGGCAAGCCCTTGATGGCGGATTCGATGTCATTCTTCAAGGCTTCGTAAGGGTCTATACCCTCGGCCTTCAGACCAAGGTATTCTGTCAGCCCGTTACAACCGATGGACACGACAGAGATTTCATAAAGCACAACCTCCTTAACGATGAATGCGTCACGCTCGGAGTCGTATTCGCACTTTTCCCACACGTAGGAGTAACCGATGGAGAACTGGTTCAACGTACCGCTTTCAAGCTGCTTGATGGCTTGGTTTCCACGTTCCACGTCATCAATGACCGCTTCAAAGTACAATCCCCTGTCATCCTCCTTCAGTACGGAGATTCTACCGATAGGCTCGTGCGTGTCATGCTGCCAAAGCATGATAATCTTGTCGTTGGCGGTGCTCTCCGGACCCCGGTCGCTGATGCTCTTGGCGAAACATCCCTTCAGAAGGATGTCGCCTGCCTTGTCCTTGTTATTGAAGATGGCGGCGTAACCGCTGATGGTGCGGCTCTCACCGTTATAGTTCAAATCCTTCACTTCGAACGACTTGAACTGCTTCCCTAATTTCCTTTTGTAGATTTCCTTGTAGTTCATCTTTTCTTCCTCCTCTTATTCTTGACCATTTGTGCTTGTGCTCGTCTGTTTCAGCTCCCCTTTCGGCTTCTCAGGGTCGATGTCTATATAGTTCGACAGCTCCATTCGTGCCTCATCAATGGTAATCAGCCCACCGCTCACAAGATTGCTGATGGCGGCTGCGGCACTCGACAACGATTGGGCGTTCTTCGACTTGTCTTCCTGAAGGCATGACACATGCGTGAAGTCTATCTGGATGACAGCATCATCCGGGCAAATGTTCTCCGTCAATACCTGAGCAATGAGTTCTGCATCGGGAATAATCAAATCCTGATAGGCTGCTCGCTTGGCGGCTTCCTTGTTTTCAAAGGTTGCGCCTTGCGAGAACAAATCGGGCTGCAAGCCGATGGTGTTGACAATCTCATTCAGACAGGCCTTTCCTTCATCATGCAGCATCAGGTCCTGCACGTTCGAACCGATGTTAATCCAGCCCACCTTCTTGTTGGTCACCATGATTTCATAGAGCTTGTTCACGATACCGAACTTGCGCTTGAACTTATCCATGATGGTATCGGCTTCACTCGGCGTCAATGCGGCATTGCCCATGTCGCTCGTATCATCCCCGTACAGGATACCTTTCGGACCACCGTTCACAATCAGGTTCCCACGGCCGATAAGCTGGCTCATGTAGTTCCTTACGTGTGGAGAAAGCGTGTCGACAGGCGATGAGAAAACGATTTCTTCATCATCCGTAGTAGGGTAGTGGGCGATGGAGTCATACACCAGCATGTAATCTTCTTCCATCAGCTCGACTTCATAATTTCCCCACTTGATATAGGCACGGTTGACGATGTCCTGATTCTTCCTTGCCTGGAAAACTCCTTTCTTCCCCTTCAGATGGAAAAGCTCGGGAGGGATGACAACCATACTTTTCGGCAGGTCCTTCTTGGTGGCTCTCAACAGGAATACCGGACAATAGCCGAACACCTTCAGATTGATTTCCACCTGCTTCAAGAAGGCCTTACCGCTCTGCATGATGTTGGGGTATCTCAGCAGCCTTTCAACGTCTGCGAATCTCGGGTTTTCGTTCCCGTTCTTGTCCACCACGTAATACTTCCCGTTACGGATCATCGAACCGCAACGGTCTGCAATCATGGCAAGGGGCTGCACCACACGAAGAGCGAGCGCCTTGCCTTCTGCGGTGCGCATGTCAAAGTCTGTCTGATAGTTGGATTGTCCGGCGAAAAGGCTCTGTACCCATTTCGATACGTAGATATGATTCCCCCCTACATCCTTACCGTCATAGGTGGCATCGTGGTACATGTCCTTGAATCTCAGCTTACAGAATATAGCGTCAAATCCCATCTTGAAAACAAAAAAGGCAGATAGTCCTGAAAACAATCTGCCCAAGGTTATTTAGTCCATTGATTAAAGTTGGTTGCATCTTCACAACCTCGAACACTTGTTCGTTGCAAATATATTACTAATCTTTTAATAAACAAACGAATACGCAAAAAATAATTTCATCGCACGACAAACAAAAATCCCCCACCTTTCAATCAGTGGGGGATGATGAATATTTAATCTTTGTTTTGACTGATTCCAAATAGCACAATGTACAGCCATCCGTCTTCGGTATAGATGTTCACATCCTTCCACGTTCTTGAGAATGTTCCGTATTTGAAGTCCTTAAATTCTCCAGAAATGTCATACCTCCCTTTACCGAACTGGTCAGCACCGTAATGCTCAAAGCAGTAGCCGATGAAGTCGATAATGCCTGATGTCATTTCCGCTTTTCCTCTAAAAATCAAATTACAGCTTTCCCCATCATGCTCGACTATTTCCAAGGAGTCAAGAACATCCATCTGTGGGAATTGTTGGAGGTCCACAGAATAACGGCATAGTTTACGTTCTTCATCCTCCTCCATAATTCGTGCATTGTAACTCTTGACATTACGGATGTCAATGGTGAAGAACTCTTCAAGGCTGTTGTAAGACTTCTTGAATAGTCTTGCGACATAACCATACATCTTTAAAAGAACAAAGAATACGACAACAGACAATAATAAAGTTTTCATGATGGTATGTTTTTTTGGTTTATTGTCCAAATATAACCACAATAACCACACATTGTTACACTATCCATGCAATTTAGACTGAATCCAAACAACGTCAATCCTGCATCATGTATTTTCTCGACACATAATCAGCAAGCCCACTCACGGCGTCCATCGCTTCAAAGTGGTTCTCTTCATCCCTCAGCGCATCCATGAAGGCAATATATCCCACTGTCACGTTATAGTCCTTTCTGAACCTCACCTTTTCGCTCACAAACGATTTCTGTGCGGATATTCGAAGCATCGGTTTCGGGTTTTTGTGCATAATGCGTACCTCGTGTTCATCCCTCAACTCACGGGCAACCCTGAAGAACGCCTTGTCACACTCGAACACCACATCATCCGCATACTTCACAGCCTTCCTCATCTTGGCTTCATCGTATTCGTCTTGATAGATTACACCGGTAATGTTGATATACTCATTCACTACCGCAATCAGCACAATGAACTTATCTCCATTGTCCGGCATGACGAAGACCACATGACGGCCTTCCTGCATCGTATCGTAATACTTGAAGTCTCCACGATAACCACCTCTCATCTCAATGGTTCCCGTCAAAGCATCTTCCGCATCATCGTGCGCATCCTTCCCGTCCTTTCGGAATCCTTTGATATGTCTTGCAAACTCCGGCCAACGGCTTTCCCAGTCCGCAGGAAAATAAGTGAGGTTCGTCACTTCATTACTGCGTGAGTAGATACGGGCATCCTTGTTGGCACTCTGATGGAACCATGCAACCCTCGTGCGGTTGTTCCCGAGTATCCTTGTCTGTGCCTCCACCTGTCGTGCGAATCCACGTCCTCCGTTGTTCGATTCGATGTTGGCCACGTTCACATCGTCCCGGTGCAGCATGGCTGCTACCATCGGCTCGGTATACTCCATCGGCTTGTCCGTATAAAGCACGTCGGTAATGTAGTTCCCCGTTTCCGTCTCCACGTAGTTGATAGAGCATAGATAGTCGGCTCCCGTGTCGGCGGTATCGGTGTAGTTCTTACGGATGGCGTTACGGGTGATAGGTATCATATGGTACGTCTTGAACTCCCCATACATCAAGCCCTCAAGCGGTGTAGGGTTCTGCATGTACTGCGTTTCAAAAACCATCGGATTGGCTTTCTTGATGTTGTACAGCTCGCCCAACGTAAACTTGAAGTCCCACAAGGCTTTCGGCTCTCCGTCTTCATAACAGATGGCAGGGAGTGACAGCACTTCCCATTCATCCGGCTCAATCTCCTGAAGATAACCGCAAAGGTCGTGCTCATGCAGCCTCTGCATAATGACAATGATAGGGGTTTCACGTGAGTTCAGACGGTTTCGGATGGTCGTCTCAAATCGACGGTTCACCTTTTCACGTTCGATTTCCGAGAATGCGTCCTCCGGCTTGATGGGGTCGTCAATCACAATCGCACCACCGAACACATACCTTTTCCTCTTTCCGTTGCCAACAAGCCCGGCACCGAATCCCGTAACCTGTCCAAGTGTGGAGGTGGCATAGACGCATCCTCCTGCCTCCGTATCCCAACGACTCTTCGTGTCGCTCCCGAACTTCACCCTCGTTCCCGGAAACAACCGCTGGTACTCCTCGCTGTTCACAATGTCCTTGATGGCCACCGAGTTGTCAATGGCCAACGTACCGGAATACGACAAGTGGATGAACTTCGACTTGGGATTCAGCGCAAGCCCCATGGCGATGAAGTTCTTCACAGCAAGCTCCGTCTTCCCGTATCGGGGTGGAATGTTGATGATAAGCCTCCGGCATTTCCCCTGAAGCACTTGGTTCAGCTTCTCACAGATACGCACATGATGTTCCCCGACGACAAACTTCCGGTCATCGTTGTTCGCATAACGGAAAAAGTGCCTGGTGAAATTCATCACATCACTCAAGCACCATCCAGCAACAAATTCATCACGTGTGTATCCGTAACTATTCATTCTCCAGTTCTTTCAGCAACTTCTTCATCTCACTTCTGCTCAACACCTTCTGTGGTATCAAGTCCTTTCCTTCCGCTCCCGTTATCTCCATCTTCTGCGCAGGGCTTTCACCCGTCAGCTCAAACAGATACTTGATGGCGGCAAGATCCTTCTCTTGAATGGCCTTCTTGATGACACCCTGAATGATGGCATCCTTCACCACCACCTTCTTCCCGGTCGACTTGTCCACCACCTCCGCATTCAGAGCCGCCTCAGCGAACTCCCGTGCGCTCTTCTTCTTCCCACGGGCTATACCCGAAGCCTCGCCTGCCTTCTTCGCCTTGGCAATGCGCTCGCTTCGGGTTAACTTCATGTTGTACTCGTTAATGTCACCTTTGCCCATAACTCATTAAAATGGTGCGCCGGCATTGGCGGCTGCGTTCGACAAGTCTCTGATTCGTTGGGTTGCTCTCTGCTGAGCCCTGGTACTGTTCTTTATTCTTGAACCTCTTCCACCACGGCCACCACCTTTTCCTGAACTTCCTGATGCCATTTTTACCTCCTTTTTTAAAATTGTTACTTTTTATTGTTCATGCAATCCCAGAGTTCATTCCCCCTGAGCTGCTTGTTAATCGTCCTGTACCGCTCCAGTATGGAAACGAACACCTCATCATAGAAGTTGTACAACTCTTCGTTGTCCTCCATCGTGAACTGCTCGATGTTCCCCGAACTACGGAGGTTGGCACTCCCGTGCATCACGATATGCTTTCCTCCCAACGTCCTGAACTGGCACGTCTTCGTGTGAATGCCTGCTACGGCCAACTGAAAGTTTCCGTTGTCCAGATGCTTGTAGATATAAGGAATCAGGCTTCTTCTCTCGTGCGAGTAGAAGTAAGCGGACACAATGAGATTCAGTTCGTCCACATACCCCCCCCCTCAGCAAGTTTTCAAGGCTGTCGATGTTGTCCTGGCTCAAAGAAAGAGTGCTAATAGTCATCTTCAGACATTTCACGTTCCAGTGCTTCACGAAAGCCTCGATAAAGTCACCGAAGATGAAGTTTCCGCTCACTATCACATCGTGCCGCTGTTTCTCCCGGATGTCCACCTCGCTTGCAAGCTTCATCGCATTCTCATACATAATCTGACTATGCTTCAATGCCTGCAGCTTCGGCTTGCAGTACCGGGTTTCCT